ATTGTAACGACCACGCCATCTATGCTTGCAATCATTAGAGATTAGCAGTGTGGAATAGATACGAGTATTCAGCACGAAAGGATAGTAATGCTGATTAGGTGCAATGAAGAACCGATACTGTAGACCAGATATGGGTACATTCTCAAATCTATCAACAAAGTCTTCACATGCTTTGAACATTGCACCAGACTCCACACGAATACGCTGATTGAGATGTAGTCTATAGAAGTCTTGAATGTTATCATCACACACCCAATGCTTCTCAGCACCTATAGAGATTGAGTGATCCCAACACCAGTTTCTCGCACGACCAGGACCGTCACCGTGGTTAGAAAAAGGAGCAACAAGAAGGATAACATAATCGCGAATGCTAAAGTTATCCAGCGCATTTTCATAGTTCTCTTCATCTTGTGGTTCAATAGCAATGTAATGTGGTATCTTCATACGCGCGAGAGAGCGCGAGGTATACATCGTTTCATGTCTACCCTTAGAGATAATGTATACTGGATGTGTTGGATTAGTCATTCTCCATTCCTACAATAAACAATGTTTACCCATGCACCCTTTGTGTCTTCTCTGGCCTGAACATAACCAAAATGCTTGCGAAGAAGATCAAGAGTGTCATTATACTTCTCATGTGTCTTTAGATCATTCAAGTGAGCATGATGAAACTCCATGATGAACTCACGAATATTGTACCAGTTATTGATTGCGGGCAAACACTCTAGTTCACCACCTTCAATGTCCATCTTGACTACTGTAGGCTTAACAGTCTCAAAGACATAGTTGATATTGGTACAATTGACTGTAACTGTATCTCTGCCTCGTTTTGCAACAAGAGAGTGTGCGCCTTTGTTCTTCTTTAGATTGATAGAAAAGTCGCGTGTCTTATCATTGTTACCGATAACAGCTTCGTTGTGTAGTACATACTTGCTTGTGTCTGGAATATTCATTGCCACATTTTTACATGCGAGATTATAATTGTCAATATCAGGTTCGTATCCATGAACAAGTGCTGCACCTTTCTTCAATGCAAATGTTGTAAACATTCCGATATTCAAACCAAAGTCTACTACAACATCATCAGGCTTGATCTGTAGCTTATTGTACTCACCAGAAAATACCTCATGAACTACAAATTCATCTGAGGTACCTTCTCTTACTTCTGCTTGAATGTCTCTATAAGTTATTGTCTTGACTGTCATTCTTCAAACCACCTCTTTAAGGAGTTCTCATCCTTATCAAGATGAGGATACCACATGCTTTTTGTTTTCTTTGAAATCGTCTGCTCATCATCAACAGACTTATACTTAGCCACAAACTCATCAAAATCTTGCTGATTGCGGAAATGCAAATAGATTGTCTTGAATGGAGGATTGTCTTTCTGAATAAACTCAGGCATTCCTACCCAGAGTTTTTCGCGCTCGTTTTCATTATCATCTTCCATACCAAGGAATTCTGCAAGAGATGTTTCTTCTGGTTCTACTGGTACAGTAGTTTGTCCAAGGAAGTTATCATATGGTGCAGATTCTTCAACGGGTGTCTTTGTCATTATACCATCCTACTAAAATTCTTTTGCTTCTCAAAGCGGTATACTTTATCAAACTTGTCTAGGAGTTGATCTTGCTTGTGTGAGATTATATATGTATTTGTATCGTCTGTCAATGTCTGAATGATCTTGAGGAACTCATCGGTACCGTTTGCGTCCAGACTTCCATCCAAAATCTCGTCCAGAATAAGCAAGTTGGTATTCACACTGTTCTTCATCTTTGCAATAGAACGCCAAGTGAAGAGAAGTGCCAGATCTATTCTGGTTTTCTCACCTTCTGAAAAGTTGGAATAAGAAAACTCATCACGAAATCTGGACTTGATGACCTCATTGAAGTTCTCATCTATATTGAAGTTGACAAAGAAACCCATCTGAGCAAGGTACTTGTTGACTAGCTTGTTGATGATTGGAATATACTGCTTGATGATCTTCGTCTTGATACCGCCATCCTTGAGTAGAGACATGGCCGTTTCAATCATGGTACGTTCGTTTAGACGGAATTGCAAAGAACCTTCCATGCGATAGATTTCTTCTTCCGCAGACTTCAAGTCTTTCTCACTGTCCAATACAAGCTTGTCAGAGTTGCGAATCTTGTCCATGTTGTCTTCAATGTCATTCATCATGGATACGATGTGCATCATTGTCTGCTTGCTGGACTTGATTTCAGCAGAGATAGAATGTGAACGCTTAGACTTATCTTCAAGATTATTGATCTTTGTAAGCAGATCATCCATATGCTTCTTTAGCAGATCAGCATACTTCTGTGCTTCGGCAGCTTGTTCGTGAAGCTTGATCTTACGTCTTTCTCTAAAATGTTCATCAATGTGCTGCTTACAGGTTGGACATTCATCATGCTCTGTAAGGAACTCAATCTCTTTGTCACAGCGATGGATATTTGTTTCCTGAGTTGTAAGAGATACGATAGAGTTGGAATAATCGTTTCTAACATCTGCAAGATTGACAACATCATTCATGAGGTCTTCTTTTTCGTCCAGAAGACCTTTTACTTTATCTAACAAATCTTTCTTTTGCTGTGTAAAGTCTGCAAGCTGCTTTTCAAGTTCAAGCAGTCTGTCATCATTGTTCTGCTTTAGATTGGCCAGTGTACGCTCAACATAGTCTCTCTTGTCCTGTGCAGACTTGAGAAGCATACGATTTTTCTCTACACTTTCCTTATTCTCTTGCCAACGCTGCTTTACTAAAAGATTCATCACTGAGAAGATTTGGATGTCCAGCAAGTCTTCAATAATAGTGCGACGATCAGCAGATGTTAGCTGCATGAACGGTGTAAAAGATGCTGAACCAAGAATGACAATCTGACAGAAGGACTTCATGTTCATCTTGAGAATGAACTTTTCAAGATATTCCTGATAGTCTCTGGAAGCTGAGTCCTGATTCAGCAATGAACCATCAACCCATATCTCAAAGATATTAGGACGAATGCCACGCACAATCTTGTAGTCTTTGCCATAGGCCTTGAATACAATCTCAACCTTACAGTCTTTGTTGTTTACACTGTTTACAAGTAGAGGCTTGTTGATCTTGCGGAATGGTTTGCCAAACAAAACAAAAGTAAGCGCGTCAAGTATGGTTGATTTACCATGCCCGTTCGCGCCTACTATCAAGTTTGTCTTTGAGGAATTCAGTTCAATCTCAGTCCACGCATTACCAGTAGAGAGAAGGTTCTTCCATCTAATCAGTTCAAATGTAATCATAGTGCGTTGTGATACTCACGCTGTTCCTTGATGTATTCTTCAGCTTCTTCTTTGGTATGGAAATAAGAAGTATAGTGTCCGCGATGTTCACCATCAAATTCATCTTCCCACACTTCATCGTAGTGATCACCGATCTTCATACAGTAGCGGTCACAATACTCTTCTTCATTCCAAATGTTGTGCCCTTCGACAACAGCATTGAATGTACCTACAATTTCGACTTCCATCAAGTCAAAATCGACACTATCCTTATCATAGCGATACCATTCAATACCATCAGCATCAACCATCTTCAGCTTCTTCTGTACGCCTGTGAGACGGTTGAATATCTTATTCACACGCCAGAATTTGTTACCAATGTTATACTTCATTCTATAGTCTCCAACGACAATGCTTCGGTATATACCTCACGCATGTAATGTTTCATCTTATCATTTTCTACAGGCAAAGTCAACCCACTTATAAAATTATCTAGGATCGTCAATGTGTCTTGTGCTTCGTCTACCAGTTCATCTGCATTATTGTCAGTGAACGAATTGATATCTTCCACAATAGAAATGTCTGCTGCTTGTGCTTGATACAGTTTGTCAAGTAAAACATCAAACGAATATGGATTAGTCTTGTTCACACAAACAATCTTAACATATGTGTCCTTGAACTTGCTATAGTCAGTTGCGCTAATCTTCTCAAGGATATCAGGATGCTTCACATCATCATAAGCGACCATATGAAATATGCGATAAGGATTACGATGAAAAACTGTATCGCGGGATTCAGTATCAAAGACAACAAAGCCCCGAGGATCATTATAATCACTCCATATATGCTCACAAAAAGCGCCAATGTAATGAATATTATCCCTGCTGCTACGGTGATGATAATGACCAGTAAATACGCTATCAAACTTGCCAAGAAGCTTATGATTCCATCCATGGTCTGATAACAATCCTTTCTGCATCTCAAAGCCATCAAGTTCAAGATGACCACAACAAATAAGTGACTTGGTATTCTCTACTGCTTCATAACAAGACTTCTCGTTAGCCTTTGTGATCCAAGGCAACAGAAAGAACGCACAACCATCAATCTCAATCTCTGTGGGTGTTGAGTATATCTTGATGTTGTTATAACGATTACCAACAAACTCTTCAAGAGCATTCACTGTATATGTATCTTTGAAATACTCATCATGATTGCCTGCGATGATGTACATCTCACACAGTTCATTCAGCGGCTCAAGAAAGTCAGTTCTCAATCTGGAATGGGTAAGGACGTTAATATACTTCCTGCGGTCAACAAGATCGCCAAGATGAATGATATGCTTAATGTCATTCGCCTTGATAAATGGAATGAGAAATTCATCTACGCTCCTCTTGAAATAGTCAAGGAAAACTGGGGAGTCATTTCTAACTCCCCAGTGAGTATCGGTAATGAGTAGAACTTTAGTCACGCTCTCTTTTTCCTAGTATTGGACATGTAGAGTTCATTATCGTACTTTTTTAGTGATTTGTCAATAGCTTCTTTTATCGTTTCCAGTCTGTTTCTATAGTTGCCACGAATATGGATGTTCTCTTTCTGGTTCAGAAGGCTATTGATCAAGTGTTCAACCTGAAACGGCACTTCGTTGTTCATCTTTATCTTCCTCATAAAATTTTGTTAAACCCAACTTTTGTTCTTTTCGTTTTTGCTTTTTCAACTCTTCCTTCTCTTCAAATCTTCCCATGAATGAGTTGATGTTATCGTACATATGAGTAGGAACAATATGATTGTCTTCCGTATCTGTCAAATAAGCATTGTATCCATTGTTTATAATTGTTTCCTGAAAGTTCTTGTATATGATATACCTGTTTTTTTCTTCTTTATTGATGCGTCTCAGGAACGCATAATATATGATCTGTGTAAAGTATGCAAATGGATTCTGTGTCTTGTTAGGATCAAAGTCCTTGAAGTACATGATACAGTTTTCTATGCCATCTGATATCATCTCATCTCTATATGAATAGTTGATGAAACATGGTTTGTTGGAAAGCTTGTTAGCTATTTTCCATATACATTCACCAATATACTCAGGAAGTCTCGGTGGTTCTAAACCTTTCTGTGCGCTCTCTTCCACTCTTCTTCTATGTTCAACGATTGTCTCATAGAACTTCTTGTTGTCTACATAGTTTACTTTTTTTTCTTTCATATGCACTTCCTTCTTGACAAACGCTTGACACGACAGTAATATGGCTATGCCAGCGATGATATGAATAACTTTAATCTACATTCGTTAGATCAATCATCTTCTTGATCTGCTTATCCAGTATATCTTTTCTGTTAGGCCATTTGATCATAGGCTTATCTGGATCTTTAGCTAAATGTTGGAGCAAAGGCAAATATGTTTTCCTAATAGTTCTCAGCTTTTCTTTTAGAACTTCTACTTCATCAGTTACGCCAGATGAAGTTACTATTTCTTCTTCATCATGAAATGTAAAGCCAAAATCGTTAGATTCATCTAACTCTGTTACAGTTTCTTTTGCCATTAGTGTAGTTTTCCTTTACCATTCTTGGTCTTGTTGATTAGATTGTTTAGCATCTCAACACCATCTTCGTTATCTAACATACCAAACTCATCATCTTCTTCATCTGATATCTTGGTAGGATCATGCTTACTGAAAGTAATCAGTGATTCTTCATAGTGTTCTTTCAGTTGCTGGTCAGCGTCAGTCATTACAAGAACATTATGTAAGTCCATATCAAATGTCTGATTCTTTGATATTCTGGTAAATATCCACTGCATGAGTGATATGGACAGAAATCCAGTTTGCAAAGATGGAGTATAAACAACCTTCAATGGATTGTTCATCATCAGCTTGCCATTAGCAACATCAGTGACTTCAGTAACAATGTCTTCACCTGTTACCAGTCTAATGAATCTGATATCACTTGAGTTCGATTTTGTAGATTTTGAACTTGAACTTTTCCTCGCCATATATTTTGATCCTTTCAGCAAAATGCTTCAATGTGTAGTTCTCACGCTTGTTGTATCTCATATCATCGGCGATATCAAACAAAGTTGCTGAATCTTTTGTTTCACTCTTACGCAATCCACGACCAATGGATTGCAAGTTTCTTATCCTAGACTTAGATGGGCTAGCAAATATAATGTTATGCAAATTTCTAATATTGATGCCAGTGCTAAAAGTGCCAAAACTAGCAACAATAATAGCCTGCGTTTCCTGTTCAACGATCTTACGAATCTCTTCACGAATATCCACATCTGTTTCACCACTTACGAAAAATATCTTTCTGTCAGTTCCCAGTCGCTCAGAAATAAGCTTGTGGAGTATCCGTCCATGCTTGTCAACGTACTGGTAGAGGACGAGGGTATTACCGTCCAAGGATACAGCGAGGTTAGATATGAATTTGTTCCTTGCCTCATTGAGTACAAGGTATTCAATTTCCTGCTGATAGCTAAACTGCTTCGCAGCTTGACAAATAGATTCACTATGTCGAAGAAGTAAGCACTTGATTTGAAACTCAGCCAAGTGCTTTGCATCCATGAGTTCTTTGGTGGTGATAACTTTACGAACTGATCCAAAAAGTCCTTCAAGTACAAGTTTATGAGTTTTTGTTCCATCAAGGGTACCAGTGGTCCCAATTCTGTATCGCGCATTAGATAACCCCGTCATAATATCTATAAGAGATTTGGCCTTGAACAGATGTGCTTCATCACCGATCACAAAATCATAGTCAGCAAAGTACTTCTTCGGCAGTTGATAGATAGACTGCCAAGTTGAAATCGTCAGAAACTTATCGCTATACTTTTCCTGACCTTGATATATCTTATGTACTTTGTCGCTAACATTCCATCCATTCGTTTCACTATAATCTTTGAAATCGCTTGTCAACTGCTCTACAAGAGAGACAGTCGGTACAATTATCAGACCTCGTTTCAGTCCTCTATTTTCCAGAAAACGAGTAAGAAGATAAATAATAAGAGACTTACCACTTGCAGTGGGGCTAAGTAATAAAGTTCTCCGTACACGAATTGCATGAACGAATGCATCCAGTTGGTAATCTCTTGGTGCATGTTTTGGCCTTATTAGTTCTATAAACTCTTTTGCTTCAGTTAAAGAAAACTCTTCATCATAGTCTTCGTTCTCATAATCCCAATCATAACCACGTTCTTCACAAAACTTTGCAATCTCAGGAACAAGTCCACGATATATCTGACGCTTGTTCGCATCCCATAATCTAATCTTACCATCCCACAACCTCGCACGATACTGAGGCGTGAACTGGTATCCTGGAACCATAAAAGTAAAATGTTCCCGTAGTTCATACGACACACCATCTGTGCAATCAACATGCACGAATGCTTCATCTTTGTTTCGTATGATTATTTTACTATTACTGTCCACCGACAAATCTTTCCCATGACATGTATTCTTTCAACTGCCAAGTACGATTGTTCAACTCCTTCAATACATTCTTACAGAACTCAACAATCTCTTCATGTATCACTTTCTTTAACAGTATGTTATTTAGTTCAGTGTCCGAATCAAGATAGTGGGACAAGTCTGCGCGAAGAACCTTTTTCATCATAGGTTCAAGTCCATACTTCTCAAGGTCTTCTGGGTTGTTCAAGTCTCCACTATAATATTCCCACTTGATCTTGCGTCTGGTATTATACTCAGCATAAAGCTTCTTGACTAACAGATTGTGATGTGTCATGATACGCAAATACTTCGCATGAAGCTTTGGTATGTTAGCCATAGCTTTCTGCGGTTCAGTTTCATCCCATGCTGAGTCTTTGACCCATTCTTCCATGAGTGCGTCAATGTTCACTGGCGGTTTCATTACATCTCCATTACAAAAAATGATTGTAAGTATATAAGGAAATCAAGTTCCTGTCAACTACAATCTTTCAATATCAAATATATCATATCTGAAGGTAACATCTGCGGTAGGTGTAGTATCTGCGGAGTTCATTGTGCTGAATTGTATTCCTCCAAGAGAAACAGGAAACACATTTCTGAACTTTATTCTGATGTTTGATATGTTAGCGTTGGTATTTATAGTCAACAAACCATCTTGATATGGAGAAGCATCTGCATTTATGCTTTTGATGTATTGAGAGTAGCTTTCTGGTCTTGTTAGAGAAACAATCCATTTGAATGTTTCTTCCCATACTTTCAAATCTTCGTCTACCAAAAATGTGATAGTGAAAGCTTCAAAAGACATTTTTGTTGGATGTCTATATGCACTTGCAAAAGGATTAGGTACTTCAATCTCGTTTGATGTTACACCTGGAAGATTGACATTTTGACAGAAGTATCTTGCAAAAGGTAAATTAGGAATAACAAAAGTATACTTCGTTGTTTGAAGAAAGTTTGTGTTCTCTGGATTTATGTTTAGAAAAGATCGTTGTGTCATTTGATACTCCTATATGAGTATTTATGCTTTGGTGGCTTTGTAATAACTGTATGTATTTGGTGACAAAAGAAAGGGGAGCCGAAGCTCCCCAAACTTATATCGCAAAGTGCAACAATTTGTTACATGAGGTTGCGGACACGGAAGATGCGGTAATACTGATTTGTACGATCAGCAATAACACCAAGACCAGGTGAAGATGCATCATCGCCACGCGCAAATGGATTTGCAACCATGCCGTAACGAGTCTTGAAGCCAATCTTAGGCTGGAATGTATCCTGACCGATAGCACGGACCATCTGTAGAGGTACGTATGGGCAGTAGAATAGACCAGCATCATATGGTGATGTACCCTTATAACCAACGGTTACAAGTTCGTCGCCAGCAGATGAACCACCGAAGTATGGATCAATGTAAACCTTTACACGACCGTGCATTGTACCAGCAAAAGTGTTGCCAGTATCGTCTACTTCAAGATTAACCTGAAGAGCAGGTGTGTAATCAAGAACACCAGCCATCGCAAGAGCGGATGCAACATCTGATGAAACGATCAGAATGTTACCCTTACCACGACGAGTTGCCTTCGCAATTGCATTGCACTCACGCTCAATCTGGAATACAAGACCCTTGAACTTTTCAACTGACCAACGGCCGTTTGAGTCTGTGTCAAGATCGAATGTACCAGCTGTGGTTGTTCCGTATGTAGCTCCACGAACAGCAGATGTGTAGATTGTACGAATTACTTCACGATTGATTTCTGCTAGGATTTCTGTAGACAGAATGTTAGCAAGTTCTGTCTCAGCGTCTAGACCGTGAACAGCCTTAAGATCCTGAGCGAGTTCCATTGTGTATTCTGCCTTTAGCGCACGGCTACGAGCAGTTACAGTTACCTTCTCAATGCTGAATGCCATTTCAGCGAATGCGTTACCAGCGGTACCATCGCCTAGTGCTTCAGCTTGAGCAGTTGTCATACCGTTAGCAGTTGTATAAAGACTTGAGTTTAGTGTGTTTGCTACAGGATTTGTGTTAGCATGAGCGCCACCACCAACAAGACCACCAGCTGCGTTCTGAGAAGAAAATGCAGTGTTAGCTTCGTTGAAGAATGCTTCTGTGCCAGTCTGTGAACCATAGCGTGAACGCATAGCAAAGATAAGTCCTGTTGGACCAGTCATAGGCTGTACACCTGCAACATCATAAGCAATCAACTTTGGAAGCGCACGACGAACCAATGAAATAAGAATTGGATCGTAGTTTGAAATTGCATTACCTGTTGCGTTTGTTGGTGCAGCTTCGTTAAGCATACGAGATTCTTCTGCCATAGCGCGTTCTTGATTTTCAAGAACGATAGCTGTAACAGCGCGCTTGTATGCATTACCAATCTTGCCTGCACCTTCGTGGTCCAATACTGGAGACCACTTCTGTTCTAATTGTTCTGTAAGATACATTTAAATTCTCCTTTTGAGATATCTTATTTTTATTTATAAAATTCCATTAATTTGGAAGAGTTTTACCAAGTGCGCGAACATACTTGTTCATTGGATTATTTTCTTCTGAAATCATTGTTTGACCTTCAGTACCCGGTACAATGCTATCAAGTTCTGTCTGAGACTTGATGTTTGATGGGAAATAATTTTCGCGCAAAGTCTGAATTTTTGTTGCGAATGACTCTTCGTCAACAAACTCAACACCTTCAGAAAGGGACTTAAGCTTTTCAGCTTGAGTCACTGTCAAACCATCTGTCATATCATTGATAATTTCGTTTCTAACACTTTCAGAAAGAATGTTTGTCAATTCAACATTACGCTCAATTTCTTCATTTAGTTTTTCTTCTAGTTTTTCAACCTTAGAACCTAATTCTTCAACAACTGAAATCTGATCTTCAGGAATGTCAATGTAGTGTTCTGCAAATAGCTGGCGAAGACCAGAAATAAAATCTTCTGTTAGTTCTGTGCGGAGACCTGCTTCAATAGCAACTTCGTTTTCAGATACCCAGTTTTCTACAACATAGTTTAGGTAATCGTCAACATTGTTGGACAGTTCTTCCTTAATTGTTTCTACCTCTTCTTCTAGAGTAGCAGCATATGCTTCTTCCAGACGAGCAATCTCAGACTGCATCTTTGCTACAACAGCAGCTTCAAAGATTGTCTTTGCTTTTTCCATGAACTCTTCTGAAAGGTCTTCGCCTGCAAATAGAGCCTGAACATCTTCATTCATGTCTACTTCATAGTCGTAGTAAGGAACTTCTTCTGTTTCCTCTGCAACAAACTCAAAGTTTTCCTCAATTGCTTCTGCAATTTCATCTTCAGACATACCTTCTTCAAGGCACTGATCAATGAAAGCTTCTAGTTCTTCTGAGATTTCAATGTCTTCTTCTAGGTCTTCTTCTTCTCTCATAGGCATAGGTCTACGAACTGCGCCGCTTTGAGTTGAGTTTGCCATTTTGTTTCTTATAGGTAGATTGGATGAAGATGTTGAAACGTCTTCTACACCTTCTTCAATATCTTCTTCTTCGGCCATCATCTTTTCTGGTGGCTGTGCAGGAACTGCACCCTTGCGAGATGGAGAAGCTTGTGATGTGTCCTGCTTCATTGTAGCAGCTTTAGCGCCAACATTGTTGCCTTCACCTGGCTTCTTTGGTGCATCACCTACCAATGTAGCTTGATTGCTCATTGGAGATGGTTCAGCACCACCCTTTGAGCCACCACCTGGCTTCAATGTTGCCATATTAGGATTTGAAGACTTAGCGCCGCGATCTGGTTCTGAGTCGTTTGACTCATTCATCAAAATCGCTTTCGCCACTTCTGTTAATGACTTACCCATATGAAAATACTCCTTGTTTCTATTGTTATTTATAATTTTACAATTTTGAAATGAAATGTTCAAAAAGACGAAGACTTACTGCTTCAATCTCATTTTTAGATGCTTCTCTGATCATTTTCTTAGCACGATCAACATGAACTTGTTGCCAACCATGCTCAGTTAAAATCCATTCTGCATTTTCCATTATACCTTGCACAAAAGCATTAGGTGCTGAAGGATCAGCTACAACATCTGCTGCTGTAGCTAGTCTAAAATCATCTTGCACCAACTGATAACCGTTGGAAGGTTTAAGAGACCCTACGCCTCTTGTTGAAACACCTAAACTAGCACCACCATCTAGTAAACTTTTCACAATATTTCCGTTAGGAGTATCTAAAATTTTTGCTTTACCTATAAAGTTATTACCATCTGGATAAAGCTTTGTAATCATGTGAGACACACGATCCAAATTGATTGTCGGAGAATCAGGATGCCCTAATTCACCAAATGCACGATTTTTTGTGACATACTCACTATTGTATCTGTCAACTTCTTTGTTAAGAACACCAAAAGGATACACACGACCGTTCTTGTTCTTCTGTTCAGCCTGCATAAAGATGCCTTCAATGAACATCTCTTTCTTACCAGTCTTCTCATTCATCTCTGTAAGAAAACGGATTTCGTTTACTTCTTCTTTTATAAGCTTCATAGACCTAAAGCCTTTCTTCTTCTGATTGATCTTTGGCGCTTCATAAGAGTTCTTGTCATTTTTGTTCTACGCTTGATTTTTGCTCTTCTTGCACCCATTTTTCTTCTGCGTCTTTCTGCTGGTGACATACGCTGTAAGGTTGAACCTTGCATTCTGTAACCTGGAACATTGGATATTTTTTTGCGGCGTTGTATTTTACCACCACGAATTCTTGCTTTGACTATTTTAAATCTTGCTTCGTCTAACTGCTCTTCTTCGTTGACTTTATTGACAGTAGTTGTTCTTTGCTGAACATTTGTTTTTATAGGAGAAGCTGGAATAGGTCTATCGACTTTACCTGCTCTGTTTACCTGTGAAGAACCTTGAGTTGTTGGACCACGTAGAGGCATCTGTTCTGCTCTTGGAGGCACATACGGCTTATTTGTTCTTGCGTCAGTATATCCGCCAGCACGAGGCGCTGGAGTTTTTAGTTGTGTATTTATTTGTTGTGTTTTATTTGCACTCATTCTTTCAGAAGGAGTCATATCGTCTCTGGCCAGAGATGATGCAATGCTTGAAGCAACAGGTTTTCCTGTTATAACTCTATTTATCCATGTTGTTTGTGCTTGCTTGTAAGCAGGACTACTTGACTTAGTGCTACGATTTACCATTTGCTCACTTACAAGTTTCCACTCTTTGCCAGGATGTTTGACTGATCTTATTCTTTTTCTTGATTCTGAATGTTCATATTCCTGTGACTCATTATCTTTCTTCTTTACAGGTCCTAGATCATCACTCTCTTTCATATTCTTGTAATGTGTGCTACCTGGCTGTGATTTAGGAACCACTGTAACATTTTTTGATTGTGCTGGTCCTTTTTCAGCAGACATGCTACTATCTTTTGGATCAACAGCTTCTTCTACTTCCTCTTCTTCAACTACACCAAGTCTTACAAGATTTGATGCTGTTCTATTCATTGAATGACTTTGTTCAGCAGTCATCTTTGCAGCAGACATCTTCTTTGCTTCTTCCAACTTGACAATGGAAATATGTGAAAGTTGTTCTTCTAGAAGATCATTAGCTTCTGTATAGTTTTTGTTGATTATGGAATTAACTAAATCTCTCATGATTGTATCCTGTTGAATGCATATGGATCTGCTGTCTGCCCTGCATCATAATCTAAGCTTTCTTTTCTAATATCTAAAAATATCGTTGTGGTATCACCAAAAACAAGATTTGCTGTGCTGATTAAAATATCACCTGTAGCATTTGCTTCTGGATTAGGAATGATTGCGCCGTCGTTTTCAAATGTAAAGTCTACTGAACCAGAACCAAATGTAATGATTTCAGAGTTTGCATCGCCTTCCCACTTCAATCTAAAAGAACCACCTGTTCTGGAATATGCTTTGATCTTTCTTACAGTTGATCTATAGCTTGACTTTGGATGAGTGTTAGACTGCATAATATAACCGTTCGCATTTAGTGCAAATTGCAATGTAGACGCATCAAGCAAACGAGTATTTGCTTCCTGAGTGCCATCAGAAAGAATTACATACTTTATCAATGCTCTTTTGTTAGAGTCTATTAGTCTTTGTTCTGTTATTAAGTTTGCCATATTATTGCCTTATTGCGAATGATATTACTTTTTTTAGACTTTCATTGCTCTCGTTCATCATTTGAAGCATTTTCTTTTTGTTTTTGATATTGAGAGATTCATATAGTCTTAATACTTTGTCAGCTTCTTTACTATTTATTTCAAATAAATTTCCATCTAAATCCAATTGAACATTTTCAGTCATTGACTTTCTAAACAAACTTCTTTCCAAAGATTTGATAGCATCATCTGTTCCTCGATATGTGGGTTCAATTGTAGGTATTTTGATTGTTGAACTTTTGGTTCCAGTAAGCTTCTTTTCGCCTTTGGCTTTCTCCGATGAACCGCCACCTCTAAGTCTTGCAAGTAATCCTAGACCTGCTGCTGCGGCTGCTAACTTGGCTGCTCTACCCAATTTGCTTTTTGCATCAGTTCTGGTACCTGTGTTATTTTGAGGTTGCTTCTCTAAATCTTTCTTTTTATCAGTCTTCTTGTCCGGTTTTGGTTTCTTATCTGGTTTTGGTTTCTTATCTGGTTCTGGTTTCTTATCCGGTTCTTTTCTTACTGGAGTTCCAGGACGAGTGCGAGGATCTTCAAAAGGCTTATCTCTTCTATCAGGAGATTTTCTTTTAGGCACAACTCTCTTTGGCGGTCCAGATGGTTTTGGATCAGCTATTTCAGCTTGTTTTTTCTCAGCTTGCTTCTTCCAAAAATTCTGTGCTGAAATTTCGTTTCTCTTCTGTTTCACATCAACTTGAACATCTTGCTTGACTTTTTTCATAGTCTTTACAGGAGAATGCGCTAAAGGATTTTTCAATGTTGTGTCTGACTTTGATCTTCTCAAAGCACCAGAAGATATTCTTCTGCCGCCATAAAGTTCACCGCTACCAGTTCTTCTTGAATTTATACCACCATAAGGAATTTGTGCTGGATTAAAACCGCCGCCCGGTCCAGAGTATACTCTAGCATCTTCAGGACCTCTCTCTCCTGATGTTACTTTTTTATAAATTTCATTTATATTTACATTATTGGTTTCCTGAACTTGAAGAGACTGTCTATACTGTGATCTCATCTTAGATTGAATAGCAGGTGAATCATTATCAGGATCAATTGCAGATTTTGGTGCAATACCAGCCACGGTAAACTTAGATGACATTGGTGTAGTGTATTTTGGTTCTGATTTACTACGAGACGATGTACCTGAATTTTCACTGTTAGCTGAGCCAAAAAAGTTGTTGGCTATGCCTTTGCCGATTTTTTTGATAATGTCTTTTACGCCTTCATCTAAACGAATCTCTTCATTCACATCAGCAACACCAATTTCATTGAATGGAATTGTTACATACTTGTCGAGTGCTTGAGCATAGTAAAGACCAACTTTTTGCCCATCAGGAAAAGCACGAATTGCTTTTCTTTTTAGAACTACTACAGCAGGAATGTTTGTTACATCTTTAGCTATACCAGCTTTTGATTCCTTCATCATTACATCTTGTTTGATCTTTCTGTATACCATCTTGTCTGAAAGAACTTCGGACATTAGAGCGTCCAGCAAATTGATCATCATGCGCTTTTCTTGCGCTGTCATCTTATCTGCTGGTTTTTCCATAGCGCGTTTTAGTGCTGATAGCTTTTTAGCATCAAACAAACCTGCACGAACAAGCTGGGTAAGCTTATTCATGTCGTGTTCTTCTTTTTCAGTAATGAGATTATACTGTTCTCTTAGGTCTTTGATGCTTTTCATGATGTATTACTTTCTCTTTCTAAGCATATCTTTAGGATTTTCGTAAGTGCCACTCTTCATAAAGAACGCTCTGGCTCCACGATCATAATCACCAGTATCTTTAACTCTTTTGCCTTGACGAACTTCAACTTCCGATCCTTTTTCATCAGAATTCTTAGATTTTACTTTCCACTTTGTTCCTTTACTTGACTTTTTAGAAGCTATTGTCTTCTCATCAAGTTCTTCAACTTCTTCCATTACCTGACCGAAGTAACTTTGTGCGATATCAATCTTGCGTTCTTCCAACTTTTCAACAGCCTTTGTAGCGAGAGCGTTTGAAAAATGTGTACGCATAGCATCTAGATTGCCTTCTAGAATGTTTTCTAATGCTTTGTTTACTGACATTTTATTCTCCTGAGTGTTTAGTATATTTATAAATCTTCTATCAATACACAATGGAAAAGATTTATCGTTACCGAATCTGCTTCTGGATTTAGTATACCATAATCAATTTGATGTGGACCAGAAACAATTTTGACTTTTGAACCTCTCGGCAACATTGTTTCCAATTCGCCTCTATTAGAAGAAAGTGGATCAACATAGATAGATTTTTGACCCTTCGAAATCTCGATTTGAAGCACTACGGGTTTTTCATTGCCCCAGTCCGAATCGGTAAATCCATTAATGGCTGTATTGAAATTTATAGAAGTAGACAAATAACCTCTGAAGATATATTCACTGCCAGGTTTTATTTTTTCAGCTTTATATCTTTCACTCAGACCTGTGTATACAGTATAATCAAATGGAGCTTGTGTTTCTTCAAAAGCTGAATCTAGTGCTTCTACCATACTTTCTATAAAAGAAGCGTATTCTGGCTCTGTATCTGGATCATGACCTTTGTAAAGAAATCTATTTATAGGATCAAAAGCATCACTAGTGTATTCTTCGATTGCTCGTATTTCTTCGTCATCATACATTCCAGGCTTATAGAACTTGTATAGTTCTTTATTCAAAGCTATTGTTTCTTTGTATTTCTTGTTAAGAATCTTAATATCTTCTGCTTCTCTTTTTGACAAAACTTTTGAATGAGTATCAACTTGAGTCATTAACTCTTTGGATTTATTTGGATTACTTGTGCTTCTAGCTTTGTCATATATACTTTGAATTTCTTCTATATGTTTGTATGGCACAAGTCTATCGTTATCTACTGTATATGCTATTCTGCCTTTAGAGTCAGCATATCTGCCAAAACCCATATAAGTCAGCCCAAGTCTTCTTGCTTCTTTGGATGCGTTTGTTTTTGGTTCTGACTTGACCTCAGCAGCTAAAGATTCTGATATAAAGTCTTCAAATTTCATCATCTTACTGGTTCCATAGTATCATTGACAAATCTTCTGCGATTTGTTGCTTGTCCCATCTCTAATGGATCTATCTGATCTTTACCTGTTCCATCTTGAACGGGTTGTTGTTCAGGAGGCACTCCCTGCTGCGCTGCATACTGCTGCATCATACTCTCTTGAGGAGTAGGTGGAACCATATTAGATGCAGGTGCTTGAGGCGGCAACGGATTACCCTGATCATCTGTAGGCAATGGATTACCGTTTTCATCAACCGGAGTGTTTGCAGCTTGTTCTTCTTCTATCTGCGCTTGGATTTCTTCAATGTCTTCATCATCCATCATTAGAACATTCTTGCGAACCCACTGCATAGAATAATAACGGCCAACATACGGATCTACAGCTTGAAGAGTTGCAATACGATTCATTAATAGTTCAGACTCTTTCAACTCATCAAAGTTGTTGTCTTTCTTGAAATCGTAGTAAACATCTTCTTTGAACTCTTTCCACTCTTCTTCAGTACATATTTTCTTTAAAACAAGCTGAACACGAAGAACATCATCAAATAGAGTTGCAAACTTGTTACGAAGTCTGTCAATAAACTTTGCAAACTTAAGTTCTTCTCTGGTAATTTCCGTTGCACGACCAAGAATACCACCACCTGGTTGTTGCTCAAGACGACCAATAGGAACACCAAGTGCTTTGTATAGCTTGCGTTCAAAATACTTTACATCTTCCAACTCGCCTAAATTCTGTGCGCCAGGAAGAGTTGTAATTTCTGTTCCCTTACCGCCTTCACGACGAGGAAGCCAGAAATCTTCAAGCATGGAAAGATGCTTGCGATCATCTTTGATTTCACCTGTGCTGCTATCGTAAACAAGCTTGTTACGATACTTAGTCATAATATCTTTTAGATACTGTTCTGCTTTGATGGTTGGCATGTTACCAACGTCAATGTAAAATATACGGCGCTCAGGCGCGCGTGAGAGACGATAAATGACTGTCGCATCTTCAATCATTCTAAGATTGTTTAGTGGCTTGATAGCCTTGTGTAGATGAGAGAGAACCATCGCTCTCTTGGAATCCATTAGACCGGAATTGACATTGACGATTGCATCAACAGCAATCTTTGCACCTAAATTGGAATGTGCGCCAATAATACCGCGCTCATTGTATAGGTAGTATTCGTTTATCTTCTTGATGATATCGATTGTCGTGCGAGGATCTTTTGTTTTCTGAATTTCACGGATTTTGCGAATTCTGCGCGGGTCAATATATCTTAGTTCCAAAATGCCTTCACCCGCTCTCTTTTCGTCAATGATCACATGATAGAACATGCGACCGTCAATATACCAACGACGGAATATTTCATGCCCCATATTACCAAAGTTCAGAAGCTTTAGAACAGTATCAAACTCATCTCTGATCTTCTTCTTGACACCTTCTGGCTGCTTAAGGTCGTCCATGTTGATTTCCACAGCCTTATCTTTAGCTGTGTTTACAATTGCTTCATTAACGATTTCGTCAATAGCAGTTTCCAACTCTGGCTGCATTGACATTTCACGATACCGAGTGATAAGTTCAATTTCGTTGCGAACAACACCGTCTAAATCAACATAGGTGCCATAATAAGCACCTGATTGAATAGTTACAGCACCATCGTCATTCTGCGGTAATGCGAATGTTTTATTGACTTCATCTTGCGAAGCGTTGTCTTGCTTCGTCTTTTTTCTTGAGATTTCAAAACCAAAAAGTTGAACCACCTATTATCCTCCGGAAATAAAGAGTGGGAAGAGCATTCCCACTCTCTAGTATATATTAGATATTAGGTAGTGGTAGGTCCAGCACTGCTGATTGATCTACCTGTATCTTCCCACCACTGATATGCAAATGTTACAGCAAACTCTTCAATTGTATCGTTTGCGCCCCAATCCATTTCAATAGGTGAAAGATCAATTGGAAACATACCGATGAACTTATATTCTTTAATGATGCGTCCTGTTGTATCTGCGGTAGTAAGACCACCAGCTTTTCCGTGTTGGCGAATAAATGCGTCTCGTTGATATGTTGATGGCGAAACACGATTTAAAGCACGAACATTTTCTCTGTGAGAATTAATGAAATTCATCCATCTTTCTATAGCATTACGGACAGCAAAGTCTTCGTCATTGATGATAGTAACTGTCCATTCTGTGAATGTACGATTACCAGCAAACTTTAGTTCGCGTCCGAAGTAGTTAACAGGAACAGCGTTGACTGTTGAGCCTGGTAACTGTGCTGCGCGACACATAAAGTTAAACTTAGATTGTGCTGTAGTTATTCCTGTTAAAGCACTTAGATCATCAATAGAACACTCAAACAGATTAGGTCTTGCACCATCACCTGTCATCTGTGATCTAAATTCTGAAATGTCAAAAGCTGCCATTTTTTTACTCCTTTTTTATCTATTTATGTCTTAAAATTAAAATCTACCAACAATTTCTTCGAAGGCTACACCAGTTCTAACAGCAATAAAGTTTAGCTGGATAAAGTTGATGCTTCTTGCTGGTTTGATATAAATGTCACCGACAAATTCGTTTCTGTCGATAATTTCAGGAGTATTGTTAGTTTCATCGCAAACGACACGATAATCAAAGATACCACGACGACCCTGCACATCACGCAAGAACGGATCTACTAGAGCAACGAACTGTGAACGAGTAAACTCATCGTTGAATTCAAACAAGCTGAATTTTGCTGCTCTTGCGATTGCTTTTTCAAGAACAATGAACAGTCTGCGAACATTGATGCGATCAAATGCTGATGGACGAGCCAACAGAGTCTTATCACCATATAAAATGGTACCTTCACCGCGGAATGTTACAACTGGGTTAACACCGTTCTTGTATAGTTCGTCACGATCTGTTTTGTTTGGATTGTAAGAAAGTTTTACAACATTTCTGATTTGACCACGATTGAAACCAGCTGGTGAGAACCATGGATCACGCTCAAAGTCTGTTCTTACACATAGACCAGCAATGTCACCGTTCATTGGTACCCAACGATATACATTGTTGTATTTGTCAAACTGATATTTCCAAGCAGAATCCATTACAGCATATGATGTTGATCTGTTCAATGTGTTTCTGCGATCAATGATGTCATCTGCTTCATCACCAGCATTGTTGACAACATCAGCAAATTCAGGTGAAACAAAAGCAACAGCATCTTTACGAGTTTCAGCAAGATCAATTACAGCTTGTGCTACTGTTGTATTAGCGGCACCAGTCATGAACAATGAAACATCTGTCTCATCAGCGTTTGAGAACAAATCATAACCTAAAATACGATCACCATCTGTAACTGCACCAGAAACACCGCCACTTAGTGAAGCTGTATATTCAGGTAAGCCCTGTGCAAATGTTGTATTAGCTGCTGAAAGACCCCAAGTTGTGGTATTTGCTGCACCATTACCATTTAGTGCCTTGTTAAGGATGTAAATGTATTGTGAACGATCATTGATTACATTTACATAGTAGTTAGATGAACCATCATCATTTTTAGCGTCTGAAGCTTTGGAAATGAAAGCGAACTTTTCTAGAATTGTATTTGCTCTTCCTGAAAATACACCATCTTCGTCAATAACGATAAGATGCATTTCATCATTTTTACCATTTACATTTGTAGCATATACAGATGTTGCTGGCGGACCATCAAATTCGGAAGCATATGTCCATGTTGCTGCGTTCCATGAAGTTACTGTTGTATTGATTGTATTTGCATAAACAGAAACTTTTAGTGAGTTGCCTAGTTCACCTGCATACTTAGCTGCAAACATACCAATCAAACCATTAGCAGAAAGATCACTATATTCTGTTAAATATTGATCATTGTTCTTGATAAGAACATTTTGTGATCCTGATGTAGCATTATTTGCGATAGATGTGTTTGCTACGCGAACTAGCTTTAGATTACGAGCATATGCTAAGAAGTTAGCTGCTGTGAAAAAGTCAATGAATGTGTTATTATCTGGCTTACCAAATGTAGCAGCCAACTCAATTTCATTACTTATTGTAACTATATCGTTGATTGGACCCCACTGAAATCGACCAATATACGCACCCTCTGTAGTACCTACAGCAGGAACAATAGTTGTTAAGTCAATTTCAGATACATTTACGCCTGGTGACAATTGAAATGCCATCGTGTTTCTCCTTTACAAGAAAGATTGTTTCATTCTCTACATTATTTAGAAAAACGAGTATTTATAGCTTTGGAAACCAGTTCAGATCATCAAATGGATATAGTTTTTTACGGTCTTCTACCCATAAATCTCTGTCTGAACTATCATCAAAAGGATCATCAATACCATTGTCAATTATACCCATGGGAACAACATCCTGATCCATCAGATTGAACTGCTCTTGCTGTAGGACTTTACGAATGTCATTGTTTATGTTTTCACGGAAATACTTCTGTGCTGATAGCCAACCAAAATGTACCAGTGTCATTACCAGATCATCATTATTACCTTCTTCGGCCTTGAACGTCTTCTTGTCTGCTGAGAACGTAGTCAACTCGGTAATCATCTGAGCGTCATTTATGATAAGCTTATCACTTTCAATCAGAGTTTTCAGATTGGTACAACCAATCATCTTAGACTGGTTTGTAGTTTTTAGACCATATGCTATCTTCTTTTTGAACCCGGGTGTTTGCTGCTGTCCCTGCTTGCCTTTCATCTCAATCTTGATTAGATTTTCATATGCAAGTTCATGATGAATAATGTCTGAAACTTGAAGTCCGATAGAGTTGATTTCCACCAATACAAAAGCTTCATTGTATAACTTTGCTGTTTGCACTATGATAGTTGGAAACAGTAACGGCGAAATCTGGTTGTTTCTGTATTTTGCGACAAGACGATATGGTATTTCCGTAACATCTATAACAGAGAATGTGGAATAGTCTAGCCCCTGCCCCTCGGCCACGTCCACTGTCATTGTATATGTTCTGCCCGGTACAGGATCTTTGTAGATATCCAGTTTGCCTTCTTGACGAATAGGATTGTGCCATACAAGCGAACGAAGCTTGACTGGATGAATGAGTGTGTTTGTAGAACCGATAAACTCACACTCAAACTCTTGGCGGAACTGATCTGGAGAAGTGTTTCTAATCGTCTCTTCTTTCCACTCTTCATCTCTACCAGGCACCATGCTCCAGTGGATCTCAATTGGTTTATATAGACTGCGCTGTTCTTGTGCTTCAGTCCACATACGATAAAACAAGTTTAGACCGTTAGGTGTAGAAACGATAATAACTTTAGTTGTCTTACCAGAAGAGATGGTAGGATATGTAGACATGAAGAATGCTTCTGCGATGTTGTTTGGAACGAACGCGAATTCGTCCAGAAAGATAACATTGAACGATCTACCACGAACAGATGAACCAGAAGTGGAATCAGCGACCGCGCGAGAGCCATTGGCCAACTCAATAGAACCTTTGTTCCATTCCTTGACACCCTGCTGTAGGAATCTTGGTAGATACTCAAACGCAAGCTGAAGTCTGCCCATGATTTCTCTTGCTGTTGCGGATTTGTTAGCAAGAATGGCTACATTAACATTCTCATTGAACAGAATGAAGTGTAGCAAAAATGCAACACTGGTTGTAGTCTTACCAACCTGACGAGGAAGCTTACAAATAGAGAATCTGTTTTCATGGAATGTTGTGAGCATTTCCTTCTGAAAGTCCCACATCTCAAACGGCATAAGACCGCGGTCAACGTTGATGATACGCATATATGTGCAAGCGAAGTACACAGGATCTTGCGAACACTTGATAAACTCGTC